AAATAGAGCACGTTCATGTTCATCAGCTAAACGTAGAAGATCTTTCTTCTTCTGCTCATCACCAGGGAACATACCATCGTTTCCGGTGTTAGTGATGTTAACTAGGTTTTTATCTAGTTCACGGGCCTTTTCATTTAGAGGGTCAACAGCATACTGCTTCTGACCTGGTTTTGGTTCTTCTGTTCCTTGAAAATATGCATTCTTTGTACTCATAGTTGATTCCTCACTCTTAGATAATCTTAGTAAATTCTCCTGCAGGCTTGCTATCTTAGTTTGTGCTCCCAAAATTGCCACTTGAAGCGCTGAGGCATAAGTTGGGATCGCCTCAGGAACATTAAATTGAGTAGAATCAGATATAATAGATTCAGCCCAGTTTGTCTTTGAGCGAGTTGGACCAATCGCATCGCTCTCATCATCTTCATTACCAGAATCATTAATAAGGCCAGTCACTTTCTCAGTAAGCTTACTTAACTCTTCTTTAATAGATTCCAGATCATTAGTTGAAACTTTATTAGCAGCCTCTTTCAATTGCAAATAATCTGTCAATAACTCCGCAGCCTTCGATACATCACTTGCTATAATATGCTTTACTTTCGCCTTTTTATCAGCGCCATTAACAACAAGAGATAACTCTATTGGAGATAATTCAGTATTAATTTCTCCATAACAACTTTTATTTTTCATGTGCGAACAAAATTCTTTTTCTGTTCTAGCTCCACGACCGCAATCTGAACAAATTGCCCTGCCGACCGCTACGCCCATTGAAACATCCTTTGAAACTCCGGTCGCAACTTTGTCAGCCAAATCTGGATAATTCTTCTTATCCAACGCACATAATGCAATAACTCGGTGTCTTGGCTCATCATAAACTGTATCAACAATAACACCTCGAATCTTATCAACCGATTGTGATTGATGATCGAGGCATAGCGGCCGGCCAACCCAAGCTTTATATGCTAATTTAAGATCATGTTCTCTAAAGATATCCCTATTACTATTTCTATATGGCAGAATACTTTTATCGGAACAAGACCATTTAATACTATCTTCTCCATGAGTTTCCCAAGTAGCAGTAACTAACTTTCCATTGGACATTTTTTTAGGAGAACCATCATCATTTATTAAAGATGCTTCTGCTGCATGCATCATCACACATGTAAAGTATAAGAAGTCTTTAGCCTGAGGTGCAATAACTTTAAGTTGTTCAGCAAACTTGGTCATCTTATTTTCAATATCAAGACCGATATCAGATGAAAGTTTGTCTAATGGTTGAAGGTCGGAAGGACGTATACTAAAAGCTTCCCCTAGTTTTAAAAACATTACTTCTCCGTTTTATCTGTGTTTTGAGCTGACTTATAATCTTTGGCCTGATCTAATGCTTGAACCAAGGTATCTTCTCTCTTGCTATCATCATCAGTATCTTTTACAACATCAATTATTTCAGCATCACCATTTTTTAAAAACATATCTACTCCGACTTTCTTTATTTTCCACCAGATAGAGCTTTTCTTCTTTCATTAAATAGCTGAACTACCAATGGTACATGTTCCTTAGATTGATAATCCTTGCTTACATCATCAATTTCCATATTATCAGACCAGTTATTGGCCAAAATGTTATTATATATATGTTCCAAAATTCTATCATTCACTAATTGTTTTATTTGGTTCACTTGCTTTTTAATAGAATCAATAACTGCAATTAAATTATCTTTGAAATCTTGGTCATTAAGATTCGAAAATATTGACACAATCATATCTTTATATTTCTCAAGTTCTTTTACAGACTTAATAAATGGCCCCATCATCTCTTCTGTAGCCGTATCTGCATTAAAACTTTCCATCATCATTACACAATCTTTAGCTATATAATCTTTATTTGCATTATCTGTTGAACCACAAATTTGTTCAAATTTACCTATAACCACATCTCTATATTTTCTAAAAGTCAATCTATTATTCTCAATCAAATCCATATCTAATGTTGATGTTTCTTTTAATGGAGTATAAATAATATCTAAATAATTAACTAACCTATCCATTTTTGATATAAGATATTCGAATTTTTTAGCAGCACCTTTAGCAATTCTTTTTTCAGAATCTGGCACTGTATAATTCATCTGTACTGAGTAGGATTGCTTGTTAATCATTTTTTGCTACCTAACTAATATATCGAGTTATTATTACACTTGCCCAGGTCCTGTAAACGGCAACGTACCAAAACCAGCTGCTCCTTCGGGCATTCCACCAACTCCAGATCCGCTATAAGGACCAAAAGAAGAGTAATCCGTGGAGTTATCTCTCATTCCGACTTCCGCAATATTATTTACATCGGAATCTTCTTCTTGGATATCTATAAGTATGCTTGGATAAACCACTAAAAAGTAATCTTTATTAAAATTAACTATATCTACATCATCACCTATTTCTGATTTATCTATTATATTCTTGCCAAATTCTTTTACATTTGCAGAATTATCTATTATTGCAGAATATAAAATACCAGAATTAGAATTATTTAATGCCAAGTCTTTTGTTTTAAACCAAGTAGACATTGTGTTTAATAATTGGGCTGGTGTACATTTTCTATATATTTTATTGGTTTGTGATTTTTTAACAAGAAAAGAATTCAAAAATGCCATACGACTCAACGGGCTAAAATCTGTTGTTCTATCCGGAGAAAAATTATTAATAAATGGATTTGGGATATTTGTACCAAAAGGATTATTTTCTCTTGTTATTTCTACAATATCAGATCCGTTATTATTATCTTGATTGGCATAATTCCTAACCGCCTGATAATAAGATTCTGCTGTTTGCGGATCTAAATCAGTTCCCATTCCAATATTTTTAGCTTCATTTAATGCTTTTTCTACATCCCATCCATTATAAATCCTAAACATTGCAACAGTCATACCAGTACGATCTTTTCCATGCCTACAATGTATATATGTTGGTCCATTATTTAACAATGTAGGTATTAGTGAAATTAATTGATCAACATTAGGGCCATCACCAGATCCTAAGTCCAATGTAATATGTTCAATATTTAATTTTTTACAAACATCATCGATAGAATTTCCACATTCCTGATCAAGACTAATTATTTTATTAATGTCAAATACATCTTTTAAAACAGACGAAACTTCCTCAGGTGTTGGTTTTCCACCCCTGTATAAACCATCTGTTACTTTATAAAAACGATCCATTTAATTTTCCTTATAATCAATCGCAGCCATGGCCGAAATTAAAGCAATAGATTCAGGATTTTCTACATCAGCATATAAAGCATCTTCAAATGTTTTTTTAAAAACTGTTTGAAATTTTATCTGTCTCGCCTTATCACCCTTTCTTAGCTTCCTCATAATATGTGTATAACTCAAATCAACATATGGTTCTTCAACATCTGTAATAGCCGCATAAGCTTGCAAAGCCATTTGGGTTAATTCTTCATCACCCAAAAGTCTTAAATCTTTACAAATTGAGGCTAAAACATTTTCCATTACTTTGTTTCCTTAAGGATATGACCAATTGTTGAGTTGTCATCACTTTCCAATACTACAAATAATATATTACGATCATTAAATAATAATTCTTTTTTGTATTTTTTACTTTTATAATTAACTTCACATTCAATTGCTAATGTATGACTATCTCCCCATAAAACTATTCCTTGTACATAAGTATTAGTATTTGTAGAATGATCGAAATAATTAGTTTCACCACCAGAAGCAGACCAATATATATTTACAAGTTGTCCAATATATTTTTCAGCAGTTGTTTCAGCATATGTTCTCATATATTATCCTCTCTCAATACTTCAGGATCAATACTTAAAACAGATAAATATGTAACTCTTCTTAATGATAATTGTTTAACTCTAGGTATTGCTGTTCCCTTATCCGTTAAATGCAAACCAGCAATATGTATAGTTATATTTCCATTTTCTGTAGGTAATTCAACAGGCCCGGCATCTACTTCAATTTGCATTTCATTTGCACGTCTATGAGTTACCCTATCAGATACATTGGCAAAATTTATTTCTGTTAATTTTCCTTGACTTAATATTGCTGATAAAAGATTACTCATAAACGTATCAAATCCATAGTTTAAAATATCTTCTATTTTTTGTTCAGAAAATTTAAACCTGCGAGTTAATGTTTCTTTTATAGCTTTTTTTATAACAAAGTCAGGTCCACCTTTATTATATACAATTTGAGAAGGATCATAAGTTGCATACCATTTAAAATCTGTTATTGGTTTGTCTATTACTTGTCCAATTGGAATTTCTTTAAACTCTTCTGGTAATGCCGCTGTTAACTGATCAATCATACCTTGATCTTGCCTATATCCCCTTTGAACAGTACGTATCGCTTTTTCATCAATATTTCCTGTTGGTATGGATTTATTTGCGTCTTGAACTTTTTCATTCAAATCATTTAACGCTACAACAGCTTTTGTTAATGCAATTGGTAATGATGTGGTTAGTCTTGCTACATTATTTACATCTTGATTTTTTAAGCTTTTATTGAAATCGTTTAACTGTCCTAATAACTCTGACATTGGACCTTTCATTTCAGAATTAGCTATCTCCAATTGTTCTTGCTTTTCTGCAAATTCAGGACTAAATTTTGCCTTCCACCAGTTCTTAACTTTTTGCACAACGCCAGCAACTTTTACAAGATCAATATCTTTATCTTGTAATTCTAAAGCTGCAAAACGCAACATCTGCAAATCATCCTTATTAATCACAGGTGGAAATCCTTCGTGCTAATTGTAAAAAGTATAACTCTTGAACAAGATCATTTGCATTTTTGTTTTCAATGTTTTGATTTTCTTCAGGATTTGTTGCAGGATTTTCTGATTGAGGAACTTCGGGAGCTGTAATATTAGAAGGAGCTGTTTGAATAACCTGTGGATCGGAAGAAACCTCAATTGGTGTTTTATCATCTTGTTCAGGTTCTTTTCCTATAAGGTCTGCAAAAACAGGATTTTGATATATTTTAATTAATTCAAGTTTATTTGTATCAAAAACTTTCTTAAAACTATTACATGTATCTGTATATCCAGCTAAATCATCATCATATTCTTTTAGTTTTTTCAACATTATTTTTATTGATCTGTATGTGCTTTCAGCTAATGATATTGCTTTTAATGCTAAGTTTTTCTGTTGAAGAATTTCATTTCTAAATACTTTTTCAAGAAAAGCCCCACGCATACCTTTCATTGTTGGTCTGTTTTCTGAAATCCAATTTATAATACCAGCTTCACTAACCAAATCAAAATCTGGCGCTGTCTTTACATATAATAAATGTCTTGGGGCAGATGCTGATTTTATTGGTTTTATTCCAGATCTAAGTTCTTTTAATTGATCCTCTGTTAAACCACCATGTTCTTCATAGTATTTCTTTCGCATTTCCTCTTTCAATACATTAAGATAAGGAACTTGCTCAAAAATATCATTTAAAGAACCTATTAATTGCCAAGTGTAATATATAACTTTGGCATATTCTCTATCTCTCATTCCAAGTTTAGCCAAATGTAACAATTCGCCAATAGCAGGATCTTTACTATGAAGCTTTTCCCTCATATTAGAATCAACTGCTTTTATTTGGTCGTATACTTGTTTGTATTCATCAACTAAATGATACTTCCAAAAACTCTTAGCTAATGATACTTTTTCAGCTTCTTTTATAACCATAACACTTTGCAGAATTATGCATTAGGCCGCTGGAGGTTTCGGAGAGGGTTTAGATCCTCCACCAACCGGAGAACTTGGAGGAGATCCTGGCATTGGACCTAATCCACCACCGCCAGAAGGTATACCACCACCCCCACTAGAACTTTCCCCAACTTCTCCAGGAACAAACGGACTCTCTCCAGGAACCGGCTCATTAACCTCTTCAATATCATCTCCAGGTCTTAGTGATTTTAATTCATGAATGCTGTACTTAGACAACGCAGCCATTTCCTTCATCCTAATTGCATCCTGAATATCCTCATATCTAATCTTTCTCTGCTCTTCCTCATACTCTAAACCTAAACTTCTGTATAGTGTTTGTAGGGATACTCGTTTTGCAGCTCCTTCCCCTTGAGAAAGATTTACCATATTATTAATGAAACTATCCATATCAAACAATGACATGTGGTTCCAATCAACATCTGGTACAATTAAAGTCTTTTCACCATCTATATATTCATAAAAATCATTAATCTGAGAAATTGGTGCGAATATTTTATTCCTCAACCAAGAAGTTAATAACTGCCTAAACTGCATATATCTTTGACGCAACACATCTAAAGCCACAGAACCGGTTGCATAGGTTGTATCTGATCCATCCATAATTACAGATGGAACCATTAGGCCAATATATATTTCTTTGATAAGTTGGGTAATATCTGGGCCTGTATCATAAATACCCTGTCCCCAACCAATCCTTTCGACGGTAACTGCATCATGGGTGAAAATCTTGAAGTTCTTATCACAATCGGCCTGCTCAAAAACGTTGCGCCAATTCTCTAGATCTACAGGGGTTGGACGAAAATCTTGATTGCCGATTTTGATAAGGGTAGTTGGATTTATCATTGAGTCAGCTTGCGCGAATTTGCTCTCCCTCAATCGGTCAAAGAGCATAAGCTGGCGGAAGCAGGATGTGATAAGTCCAGTTCCCCTTATCTCATACGGAGAAATTTTCCTAGCCAAATGTGATACATAAAAATTATTTAGAGGAATATTTTCATTTCTTTTAACATGTTCAATAATAGAAGGGTCTAATTGCTGCTTCTGTTGAAGATCACTTGGTTTATTTCCAAAAACAACTCTCTTCAAATTCTCATCAGGCCTTAGACTAATTATAGGTTCAGCCGCACTTACAGTCCTTTGTACGTTAACATAGTCAGGATTTAATATTGTAAGTCTACTCCATCTACCCTTTGCCTCATCTAATTCCCCGTATACAAATACCTCTCCTAAAACCCAATATTCCTGGGCCGCTTGACAACAAACATTTATAAGATCTATTTCTTCAATCATCTGGGAAAAGAATTTTTCAACCTTTTCGTTTTTTGATTTAATACTTAGTTTGGCAATAGGATAAGTGGAATGTAATGTGATAGCGTTGTGAACAATTGGATTTAGGGCAAAGAAAGCACGACTCCAAGCATTAATAGTAGCTCGGTCTCTTGGCAAACTAAGGTTAGAGTTAAGCCATAGAGGAGAATAGATTTCGCCCATTTGTCTAACGGTATCATTAGAACCTCTCCATCCAGCAGAAGTTCCAGAGGTAAGTGATCCTGTATTGGTGGCTGTTTTATATCTACCTGAGCTGCTATGAGATAAAACACCGGCCTGAGTATTAATCATTTTTGGACCGGAAGTCTCTCTAGATGTTCCGTGGGTATAAGATCCTTTCTCTCTAAACTCACCGGCCTCATATTGCATTTCTAACATTTCACGACGCTGATCACTAACACCTTGAATAACTCTATTAGATATTTCAGGGACAGGGTTTGAGGCTTGTTTTCGCATTAAATTTTCTGAACGTGTTGTGTCATTACTGCATTGATATTGATCGTTAAACTTTTTTTGATCCAATAACCTTTCTGCAATTGTTTTATTTGTATTTATATCCACGTTTATCCCTGAATTTTAAAACGATTATCTTTCTTCTATGTTACATTATTCTTTTAGGCTTTGAGAATAATGTTGTTGTTGCTCCGACCGAACGATGTTTGTTTAAAACATTAAAATAACTAATATCATCAAAATAACAATAATCAGATTTTCCTCTAATCCTATCTTTTGAGTCTGTGCTTTTAACAAAAGAATTAGAAGAATTCCAGAACGGATTGTTAATTAGCTTGTCAACGCGAAATGTTTTGTATTCAATTTCTTTGTTAAAAATAGAAGGTGTTGAAAAATTATCCATTAAATATCCTGTGTGAAATGTGTATAATATTCCCAGGCTAGATAAGCATTCATAAGAGCGTAAAATCCTGGCTGACAAATATATTTTCCATACTTATTATTTTCAGGATCTACTAATTCTACCTTACACTGTTCTATTAACCAATCACTCTCGTTTTTATTTGCGTAAGGAAATTTAATTTTTCCATTTTGCAATAAATCCAAAATCTTTGAAATATAATAATCACTTTTAAAACACACAGAAGCAGGCCATTCATTTAAACTATAATTTATATTATCAGATACATTTAAACATCTTCTGGACGAAATATAAGAACTACCAAACTCTCTTTTTAGTTTTGCATTAACATCTTCATTATCAAGATAACCACCAAGTGTTTTAACTGGATTATATAACCTTATATCTTTAGAAAAATCTTCAAAAGTGCCATCTTGTAAATATGCACACTCTATATTAAAAATTCCATAATCCTCTGATAAAATTACTGTAAAACCAAAACTGTAATCTTTGTTTTTAAAATCAAATCCGGCATATAGCTTCTTTCCATAAAACGTCATAGATCTTGTTTTATCAGCGCATTTATCAATTATCTGTTCCGCCGAAAGTACAACCTTATTTTCTTCCATCTTTGTATATATCCCATTAACATGTAATTAACAGCAAAACAGCTGTACTTAAGTATATATCAATAGTTTTTATCTCATACCAGGAACGTATCCTAAAACCGCCTGCACTTCACTTCCTTTTTTAGCAAGGTCAAGTTTCATATGGTTCGGGTTTGAGATGTTAAACCCCTGAGTCACATCGAATTTCCATGCCAAATATGCGTTCAACAATGCCATCAAACCATCATTAGGAGTACTTCCTTTCACAAACTTCCTTATAGGTTCCCCAGACTTATCTGTCGTAACCTTAATATCCATACTTGCACAATGTTCTAGTAACCAACTAATCCTTTCATAAGATTTGTGTAAAGGAAACTTAATTCTTCCCTCTTTTAATAATCCTATGATTTCAGATATATAATAATCTTTTTCAAAAATAATAGTTTTAGGCCATTCTTCATTTGAATATTTAATATGCCCCATTACTTTATGAGATGCTCTAGATGCTAAAAACTTCTCATCATATATTTTTTGCAAATTATGAGTAAGATCGTTAGCATCACCAATATCACCTACGGCTAAATGCAAACCATATCTTCTAAACATTTCTTCAACAGATTGCATTTTATATTCAGGCTCATTTCTATTTAATTTAGTAGCAAACTCAACATTAAATAAACTTCCTTCAACTGTTAAAATAACAACACAACTATAAGACTGTCCTCTACCCCTACCAGCCACTTGTTCAAGTGCGCTTCTTTGCCCCCAGTCAAAACCAGCATAAACTCTTTTATTAGAATTTGGACTTATAGATTTTACCATCCTACGATCTTTATCAATACATCTATCATAAATTTCCTGTATTGATATTGTTCCACCTTCTCCATCATGAAATTCTCCTAAAACTTCATTTTTATATAATCTTTCAGTATTAAGCGGATTATTTTCAGGTTTAGCTGATATAATAGTTTCTTTCTTAAACTTAGGAATATATAATTGGTTAATATGATATCCAACAAATTTAGCATTAGGATTTGGGTTTAAAGAAATCCATTTACCCCTATCTTGCGCCTCTATCTTGTCTTGTTCACATCCACATTCAGGACAACGAACGGTATAATCATGAAGCCAAATATCTTCCCAATTAATATCAGGCCTGTATAATGGAAAATATTTACCACATTTTTCACAACGTAAATGGAAATAATTTTGTGAAGAGTCCTGCCACATATTCCAATAAGCACCACCCTTCCTTTTAGGTGTTCCAAAAAACACCTGCACACCTTTACCAATAGACCCATAACGCGCTCTTGCTAGAATTTTTTCTACAGCGCCCATTGCTAAATCCGGAATATCCTGACAATTATGTGCTATTAATCCTCCGCCGTAAGCTCCATAATAAATTATAAAGTTATGATTATCTTCAACTTCAATGTCATAAACATCTTCCGATTCTGTTTTTTCAACATTTGATACTTTTTGTTGAGTGATATCATCGCTTTTATTCTTGCGCTTTCTTTCAGGTTTCATATAGCTAAAAGTACTAAGGCATTTAATAGTTCTGTTTTTTAAATCTTTTGCCTCAACCCATTCATTTTCTATTGTTAAGAATTTATGATTTGGTGTGCATTTAATTTCAAAACCAGATGCTAATATCAATTTAACTAAAGATCTATTTCCCCTGTTCCAAGCGTTTTTTATCTTTTTAAATTCAAATGTGTCAGATTCAATATTGTATGTTTTTACTAGTGGTATTTCTTCTTTAAGTTCGTTTTTATTAACAAAAGAATTAAATAAATTACCGATCTTGATATATCCGTTTTCCGTTAAAATTTCTTGATCATATGGAAAACATTCGTCGAACATTGCTCCGTCTACCGTACGGCCTCGAATTCTATCCCCATCCATACCCGTTGAATCAATCCATACCTGATTACCATGAATGAATCTTTTGAAACTCATATTATTATTAGCCGGACTACTAGCATCAAACTTAGTTTCCATAAAGCTTTTAGGTAGACCATTATTTTTTAACGTACCAGGAACAGGGTTTGATTGACTAATTATAGAATCAAGTTTATCTTTTGTATATGCAGCTGCCAAAGTTAAAGTTGGAAATAAATGGATTAATCTCATAGGAGGTCTTCCATTTTTTCCAAATATACCACAAGCAGCAAAATAACAGGTCAAAGCGGCCGCCATTGTGGTTGCTCCTACCTGCCTACCTTTCACCAATACAATAGGCTTAGCATCAGGGTTTATGGCCTTTAAACCAATGTATCTATAAATATCAGCAAACGGTTTAAATCCCTTTGTACTTAATGATAAAGGCTCGCCATCTACCATAAGATTTTTTTCACAAAAATATACAGGATCTACACCCATTATTGAATCACGAAACTGATCAAATAACGGAACCTCTTGAATTACTTTTCCTTTCATAAAATAATATATATCACTAAACTATATTAACCACCTTTATTAGGTGTTAATAGGGTGAAAGGATCCTTGTTAGAATCAGTCTCACCAGAATATTCCACCTTAGTTCCAACCCCTCTACCTAAATGAGAAGAAGGTTCTTGGTGCGCATGTTGTTTAGACATGATTAGAGTATTAATATATGTTAACAAATCTCTATCTGAAAAAATCTGTTGAGAAATTCCATCTCTACCAAAAGTTTCAACTATAGAATGTAACAACGCTGGTACTTGAATTCCATAATTGGTATCTAAAACATTATTTATAAAACCTTCAATTGCAGGATTCTTTTGAAGAATTTCAGGCTTTTGAACAACTTCCTGAGCTGTTTTTGGTTTATTACTCTCCGCTACCAAACTATCTCTAGAAGGGTCCCATTTAACATCACCAACATCATCTCCTTCAGGTTCTACAATAAAAAAATCAATTACCTGACCTTTACCTATAACTTGATCTTTTTTTTTATCATCTACATCATCACAATCAGTATCTTCACAATCAGTATCTTCAGATATCTCTTCGCATTCGTCCTCAGAAGCCTCAGCTAAAATTTCCTGAGCAACGGATTTTAGTTTTGAGTTTTCGTTAGCTTTGATATAATCAGTTAGACCTGTGCGCTTCTGGTAATCTAGAACAGCCTCTTCTACTGAGCTGTATTTTGGCTTCTGAGCGCTTATGATAGAACTCATCATCTCGTATATAGACGGTTGATAAGCACGGTCTCTAACCACCTCTACAGCGGTCTTAGATGCCGTTTTAATAACAGGCACTTCTTCTTGGGCTAGTGTTCTGGCAAATTTTTCCAACCAATTAGGACACTGACCGGATTCACGGCTTACTTCATCAGTTCTTTCAAATACTCCTGTAGATCTCATATTTTTACCTTTTAGCCATTTTTAAGAATGTTGTTGAATAATTTAGAACCTTTGCAACCAATGGACTTCGTTGTGTTAATGGGGCCTCTTCATCATCGTATTCTACATCTATATCTGAAAGAAAATTATATCCTGAACTAATTTCATTTTCTTCACGTTCTTTTCGTAATCTCTGAGCTTCTAGTTTTAACGCTTCTTTAACCCTAATCCTAATACCATCAGCAATATAGTCTTGATTTAATTTATCCCAAGTTTCAATAACAGCAACCATTCTAGGTTTCTCTGTAAATAACCCTTCGTAATTCAAATATTTAACAGTTAATGCAACTAGATTTGTTATCCTTGGATCTGGTGTTTCTGATTTTGTATTACTATTATAAATCATGTAACACATTTTAATAGCAGATCTTATTATATGCTCTTCATCATCAGATATAAATTCTGATTCAAATAGAGGTAGGTTTTTATCTTCAAATCCTGCCATGTTTATCCTTTAAAATTTGCTCCCCAATCATAGTTATCGCTTCTAGCCATATCTACATTAGTACCAGGAGCAAATCCACGATCTTGAATCATCGGCCAACCCATGTCAGCAATTAACTGTGATAATTCAGCACGTTCTCTTTTATCAAGATTATATTCTGTAGCCTGTCTCTCAAACATATCTTCAATATCATGACCAGCTGATACAGTTCCATTAATACAAACCCTAGCAATTCTTGAAATTAATAGTGGTACAGTAATTGTAATCCCATTAATACGAGTTGCTTTCTGAGCTTCTTTAATAAGACCTTCAGAATCATCAGACGCCTTCTTTTTAGCCTTGCGCTTGTACTTTGATGTATTAACTTGTTTTAATCTATCTACTAAACGTTCAATTCCATTTTCAATTTGCTCACGTGCTGTTTCAGCCTGAGCATTATCAATTTCATTTTTATAATCAGAACGCATTGCTTTAGTAATTTCACGATCTAAAGCTTCAAAATATGATATAGCTTTTTCCAACCCAGTACTATCATGACCAGAATGTGTTGGAACATTATCAAACATATTCTTTAACCAAACTAGGAATGTTTTAGGTTCCCATTTCCATTTATCTACTTCGCCATCATCAATAGTAACTTCAGCTGAAATATCTTCATCATCAGCATCCTGAGTTACAACAATCTCTTTAGCATCGGGAGCACCAGGAACTTCATCTAAAACGAACGTAATTTCAGACGGTTCATCTTCGCTTACCTCAATGTTGCTATTACCAACCTCAATAGCTGGAAAATCTCCGAACGGTAATGCAAAATTACCCATGTTCAAATCTAATCTGTCGTATTCTTGTGCTTTTTTTCCAATCATGATTACACCTTAGAGATTGTTATAATAGTTATTCCTAATTATCCGTACATTTAAACATAACCAAATCTAACAACTACAATATTTCATTGGCCATTTTAATTAATTCATCTTCTTTTACAGAGCCTTGGTAACTCAGAATGCCTAGGTACGAATTTTGACTTGCATTATAATCTGAGAAGTAACCAGAAGGCGCAGTTCTTAAACCACTCATACTTCCTTCAAACATATTTGAATAAGATGGCCTAGTCGCAAGTGATTGTCCTGGTCCTTGTCCCGGAGCACTATCATCATAATTACACTCTGTTACATCTTTATTATCCAATATATGACCAACATACCTACATTGTTCTGGTTTTTCAGCTGTGTTTAATAATTCATGGCCTAACAACTTAGTATTAGCTTCCGAAACCATATTCTTTTCTTCATCGGTCATTTTCTCCATTATATCTAACGGAGCCATGTTCTCTGTATGTTTACCGGCACACTTACATCCAAAAGGAATTGGTAAGCCAAATGGACATGGATTATCATTGTTGGTTCTTATTACCGCTAGCTTTCTCATTATTTAACTCCGAATTTAGCGCCCAATAAAACCATAGGAACAGCAACTACTTTCCACAAATCCATCTGATCTAATAATCTAATTGTCTTATTAATATCTTTATCAGCAGCATTACCAAGCTTCTTCTTTGCAAAACCAGCCGATACTTCTCTACTTATTAGTTCATGATTTTCTTTTGCCCAATTAATAATATCAGGTTCAATTTCAAATCCTAATTTAACAGCAAGATAAACAGCTCTGATAATTCTTTTAGGATCATCTCTCAGTGTAATACGTGATGGTAGAGGCGTTCTTAACATTTTCCTTTTTATATCATCAATACCCAAACCAGTAGGATCTGAAATTTTTCTTAAACTCATTGGAATAATAAGAGTATTGCAAGTAAAATCTCTGCTAAATAATTCTAATTGCATTGGTGTTGGGTTTTTTATTCCGGCCTTTTCAAGAAAATAAGAAGCGTCTTTAGAATTAAAGTTTGAAGAAAAATCGTACTTAACTCCTTCAATAATTAATTGATAATGGCCATCCGGAAATTTTGTTGGTTCTACTTTAAACTCATTTACAGCAGCTTCGGCCAATTTATGTATTGATTCATCACCAGTTGTAAGATCTACATCTTCAACCTTCCTAGACATATTTAAAAACTTATCCCTAGGAAGTCCGCCCACTATATATGGCTCGGACAACCCATTATTCTTTGATAAGATTTTTAGGGATAACAATACGTCTTTAATGGACATTTTTACTCTTGTGCGATTGAAATCTCAGATCCTTTAACAGCATCAACAACTTCACCAGCATCATTTATAATTTCACCAAAACTCATACCAATAACCGCAAGAGTTTCCTTACGATCAGAATCATCTAAATCTTTAAGTGATTCGGCCGCTTGTTTAATATCAACCAAAAGACGAGTAATTGATCCAACCTTATCAAGAATAACGGTATCAATACTCTCATCAAAACCATCATCTTCATATTGATCTGCATATTCCTGAGCGAACTTTAGTAACTGTTGTATAGCTTTTGAACTCATATTTATCCTTTAGCGAACATTAATCTTTGGAGATCTTTCTATTCTAGCAGGCTGTTGTAATTCCTCAGCTCTACCAGCCGGCTTTTGCTCTGGCCCACTTCTATTAAATTCTTTCTGCTTCCTTTGTAACTTCTTCTGATCCTCTTCAGCTTTTTGAGCTTCTAACCTCTTCCTAATCTCAGCTGTCTTAGGATCTGCATTCTTACTTGCATTCATCCAATCCTCAGTTCCAGGAGATTTAATAGACCCCTTTAACTGGGCAAGAACATCTCCCAAACGAGTTCCAATATACTGATTAGAATCAAGCGCCTTAGACATCGCCTCACCAAGTCCTGGGAAGAATGAAGCCAAGCCAATTCTATCCATCATAATATCAAGAATTGCTAACTGACGTGAAATTTCTCTCTGATTATAAACAGATACTAACATTTCTAATCTTCTAATAACATCTTCTATATTAACATTTCTTAATGCTGCTTCAATCAAATCATCAGTATTATCATCAGGCGGAGCTTCTTCCTTATCACTAATCTCTAGATTCTTTTTATCCTCGGAAGTTCTAAATGGTTCTGTTTTAAACACAGGTTCTTTTTCCGGAACAAACTGAGCTGACTTTACTAACCAGGTTCCATTACCAAGTTTAATAATATCAGAACCATCACTGCTAGCTGTTGCCTGGCCTGGTTCTGCTGCTGGAGCTGGAGGAATTGGTGTAGTAGGTGGTAACGGAGCTGAGACTGGGGTTGATTCAGGTTCTTCACTTTCCTCCTCAACAACCCCATCTTTTAATCCTTCAAAAAAATCATGTAAGAATTTTTTAGTGTCTTCTTTATTACCATCACCAGAAGAACCGCCCTCATCTGGCATTGGAGGCATATCCCCACCAGTCATATCTCCGCCAGGCAAATCAAGATCTGGCAATGACTGGGCTATTTTATAAAAGAAACCTGCAGCTTTATTAAATCCTTGTATATGCAGATGGTTAGCTGTCTTATATATTTGATCTTCAAACAATGACGATTTAACAGTTCTCTTGTTAGCGGTCTGAATTCTACGCTTTAAGTCTTGTAGGAGTTTAAGCATTAATTCTTGTTCATCTCCAGCAAATAATTGACCATCCATAGAGGAAAGAAGTTTTTCTGCTGAGTTTAATCTACCTACAAGCTTTTTCCTTTGGGCTTCAATTGCATCTCTAACCTGGTGAACATCGTCTTGTGGAAGGCCTGGAGGAGTTTTATTATTGTAAGCATCGTTCATAATAGGATTTGGCATTCTATTAGATGGTATTTTTGATTGTAGAACTGATACTGGCAAACCACCCATAAATAGATCGTTTGAATCAAAAGCGGCAAGTTTCTGATATTTCTCAGGAACTCTTTCCTTATAAAACTTTAACCATTGTTCATAATCCATTTTTTCCCTTGGGTCCCAATTTCCAATTACTTCCTGAGTAGCTTGCTCTTTACTATAACCTTTATGTAATAGAGAATAAATCTGATGAGTTATACTAACCCACTTACTTATATCGTACTGTGGCATTGGTATAATCATACTAGGCTGAGGATAGGCAATTTTTAATTGTTCCTTGTTATCTGGTAGCATCTTCTTTAATGCCAAACCAATAGCTTCTATCAAACCTAAAAGTGTATTTATTGGTCTTATTTTTCTATTTTTAAAAACCTCAACCGCAATAGATTTAACTTCATCATCATTTAGTTTTTTAACAAAGAAATTTAAAGATATTTCCGGAACGTGGTGTTTAATTAAAAGAAATTTGTTTTGATCCTCAATATTATCAATACCTAACAAAGACATTATTGAGAAATCATCTGATATTTTTTCTTTTAAATCATCAGGTAAAACCCCGCAATTCTGATTGTCCAGTTTTTTTTGGAAGTATTGATTAATCTTCATCAGTTTCCTCTATATAAGGTTGATCAAACTCCGCTTCCATTTCTTTAACATCACCATCAATTTTATCAATCATTATATGGTCTTTTGCCACTAATTTAGCAGGTGTAACTGGTGGTTGATCAAATGATTTAGGGTTTATCTTATTCATTTCTTCATTTAATAAATCCATAAACAAAGATGAATAATCGGGCCCTAATCTGTCAAGAACTCTTTTAATTGCCTCTTGAAATGCTAATGATTGTTGTTCAACCATCTGAACTGTATATGTATGTTCAATTCTTACATCCGGTTTATCATTTCTAATTTTATCTGCTTTTTCAATAGCAAACATTAACATTTCCAAGTATTTAGTGAAAATGTAATCAGCATTTTTTGTATTCTCAGGATCGTTTTGAATAAGATCGAAAATCTGTTCAGCTCTGGTTTCTAATATTGTAAGAACGTTATCAAGCTTCTGTCTATAATCGATTTCTTCGCCAACTTTATCAACAAGCCTTTCTTTCCAAGCTTGCGTATTCATTAAAGAATCGGCAATTTTACGATCTAGTTTTGAGTCTACATCTTTTTGTATAATTTTTTTAACAATACCATGATGATCACCATACGAACTTAAGAATTCCTTAAGTGTTGCCTCAGAAATTCTTAAGTGCGATTCGTCTGGTTTTTGATATTTATCTTTTAGATATTGGGCAACAAGTTTTGGACTATCACCATGAACAAGTTTGGTGATTATATTAGTCTTTTCTGGATGATCAACAATCTTTGAAAAATCTGCTGCCACAATTTTACCTTTATCTAGTACTGTTTGTTAAAATATTACGAATTTTTTGAATATATTCTTTGGTTGACATATCTTGTGATTCATCATATCTAACTGGGTACCCCATACGATTTAATAAACCATTTACTGTTTTATGATATAACGCAATCCTAATACTATTTTTTAACAAATCAATTTTTTCAACTTGATGTAAAATTGGTAATGCTAGCCTTGCCTGAATTACATCACTAGGAGTTAATATTGATGTTCTCTCTTCTTTTGGTAGTGAGTTATAAAATTTAACAACATCTTCATCCAATATTGAATGATCCTTTAATTTATCAAATAAAACATCCTTTTCACTAGTTAGCATATTTTCAATGCTTTTTGGTAGTCTTGGTGTTTTTAATAAATTATTTATCCTGTCCTCAATGCTTGGTAAAAATTTATTTAATGAGTTGGAAACCTCTTCAACATCTTGCGCAAATTTTTCATAAGGTACGGTTTTATCCAAACCATTTCTTTTATAATAATTTTCCCAACTTGATGGGTCTGTGATGTCTTCTAGAATTTTTTCAGCTGTTTCATCTTTTTCTGGATTTAAATTGGTATCAGCAACTTGCCACCACATTTTTCCACCATTAGGAGCTTCAATATCATAATCCCATGGACTAACAAAACCACGGTCATTCATTCCATTTATAATGTATCCAATTTTAGATTTGCTATATGCGTCTTTATTTAAACTGAGGTTTTGATTATTTTGGTATAGTTTTTTAAACTCTCCAGTTTTATCAAGTTCTGATAAATAATCTTGAAAATCATTATCTATTTCCATTTCTTCTTGAACATCATGGTAAGCTTTTAACCAGCCTTCTAGATCTTCTTTTGGTGTGGTTAAATTAGGATTAGAACGAACATCTTGAAGTTTATAGAACCGATCTTTTAAACCACGTATTCGTTGCAATTCATCAGTACTATCCTTAGAAACAACTTCAGTATTATCATCTTCATCTTCAAAACTAATATCTTGGGCTAAAACATTTTTTAACTCTGTAAAGCTTGCTATTGCAATTTCTGGTCTTGTTTGTTTTTCTTTTTCCTGTATTGCTTCTGGTGGTAGTGATTCTTTTTGCTTTTCTTCTACTAACTCATAAAATGGTAGGTTATATTGATTAACATATTTATCAACATCATCAGCATTAATAGATTTGTTTCCATAAGCTTCCCATATATAATCACAGGAAAGTTTTTTAGCTAAATCACCACATCCTCTAAATGAAAATAATAATTTTTCTAAATTAGCTTTTTCATTTTGCTTTTCGTTTTCTGTTAATGGAGTTGGTTTAAATTGATTTACTCTTTTAGCATCCAATTCATCATTAGTAACAGCACCAGATTCTGCCAAAGCATCTGCAACTTGAGATGTTGTAGCCCCATTATCATAAAGAAAATCCATTGTTTTATCAAGATCTTCAGGGTATAATTCTGAAACTGTCTTAATAATTGTATTTATATCATTAGATCCTGAATCTTGTGCTTGTTTAGTAATGTTATGTTTTTTATTAGCAAAACTACCCATTATAGATTCTCTAGTACTAAATAAAGCACTATTACTATTATTCCAATCACCAAGGTCTCTCGTCTGATTTTCAACAGCCCCACCAGGAATTTCATTACCCTTTTGTGTTTTATAACCATTCTTAAAATCATATATAATACCAGTCTCAATATCCTGATAAACATGATCTGTAATCCTGGTCATCTGCCCACCTGGACGATCTGGGGGATAACGGGTCTGCAAAGGAGCTTCTAACGGCATGTATCTTTTTACCTGTTGCTCAACCGCTTTAGCCTGATTTTTAGCATCATGCATATCCGAATGAGTTTCTCTAGGAGTTTCGTAACAATCTTTTAAACTTTGCTTTCGTTTCTCATCCCTTAGTCTATTAATCTCATCTTCTGTAGTTTTTCTTGAATACGCCTGTTTAGATGATCCAATTGATAACAATAATTCATCTAATACTGATGCCTTCTTTTTTAACAAAGGATTATCACTTTTATCCAACTCAGAAGCCAACGCAGCAAGCTCATCTAAATGCTCAACGGTTATACCGTCAGAGTTAGATTCCATATCACCAGCAACCTCTTCTAACAAAGAAGAGGCAGCAGCAATAGCCGATGCAACCTTATCTAATACTTCAGGTCCTTTATCAGACGCATTGGCTAACAATTCATCACTACTGGTCTCTATCTTTTTAGCCAGCATTCTTAAATCAATTGATATGGACATTATACTCCTTCATCATAATTTTGTATGTTTTAACAAACATATACAACATTCCATTTTATTACATAGTTTAAGTTATGTAAATTGTTCTTTTTTATTTCACGACTAATTCTTTCATTTGTAAATAGATTGTGTATTGTTAATTTGTCATTTTTATAACCACCAACTTTAATATAAGTATTTTTATATTTACAAACCGTTCCTTTTGGAATTCCCAGAGAAACAGTTCCTCCATATCTTGTCTTTTTTCCATTTTTTAAAACTTTAAACTTAAATAATTGTCTTCTTATTATTAAAATTGGAATGAATTTAATAATTAGAGTATTATCTGGTATTTTTTGAATATTAAACAAAGAATTTGCTAATACCCAACTATCTACATTATGTGCTGAAAATACATCAACTAATTTCTGTTTAGTTTTAACTAACCCTAATTCTTTTCTAATTGTTGCTGTTTCATATCCTTGCATTAATGTTAGTTTTCCTATTTTTATGATTTCATCATAAAAATAATTCTTACCAGATTCTAATGGTGAAAAAGATTTGTTCCAATTTATATTTCCTTTTTTAGTTACTGCTTTAATATCCTCTACTACATAATCTGAAATTGGATAAATCTTCCTTAATATATTTATTATTCTTAGCTTAGCATTCCATCTGGCCCTTGTAGATGGCGGTATAAATTTTTGATTAACATTTCTATTATACCTACATTTTCTACATGGTGTGTTTATATATCTTCTATGTTTTCTTGCTGCCGATCTGTTTTCCATTTTCTTTTTTATGGTATTATTTGTTTCTGACAAAATATTAATGAAAGTTTTATTACCACTTTTAACAGTAAAACCCTCTCTCATGCTTCCAGAATCTATACCACAAGCAATCTTCTGAACCTCGCCATCTTCTCTTTCAATTAATTTGATATAAAAAATTCTATTAGTGAATCTTTTTATCGCTCTTCCTTTTTTCATTAACTCTTTTGCTCTGGCTGGAGAACAGGGCATAAGAGGTTTTCCTGTTGATGATACTACTGGAACGGAAGTTACCTTCCCTCTCTTATTTGTATTTTTACTAATAAGAGATAATTTCTCTCCTCGGGACTGATCATCACAGGGATTACAAACTGGAGAAGCATTCGTAATATGTTTTAACCCGCTACGGTTGGATGATTCAGTTTCCTTCAAACGGCCCCCATTCTTACGAATAGGTTCCTTGGGCACCCTAGTCTTTCTATTATTTAGGTGTTTTTTACCTAAATTATTTTGTTTTTTCATTTTTGGCATAATATACTTTTACAAAACAGGATTTAACCAATATACTTAATCGGGAAAAAAAACCTTCGATGTCATGAAGTAAGGAGCTGCTGTGTCCTTAATCTTTTGGCTAGCAATTTTCTTCATATCAGCCATATCTTCCTTAGGATTCTGGCCAGGCTCATAAATATTCATTGCCATATAAGCTAACGCAACCTTCTGTGCTACCGGATCAACCTCAGCTAAAACATTGATAGCCTCTTCAGCTCTTGCAAAATTACCTTCATTAATAGACTCTTTAGCGATATCAAGTAATTCTGTTGGTTTTAAATCATAACAAGGGGTAGCTGTTGCTAATGCTTTCTTGTTTCCACCATTAGCTGATTTAACAATTTGAGATATAGCCTCTTTAGTAAACGGAACTACAACACCATCAGCAAAAGCAATTTTAGGAGGCATTGCGTTGTTTCCAGCAATCTCAACAGGAACCTTAAATCCTGTTCCGGTTCCAACAGCAACAGCATAAAAAATCTTATTCTTCTCAACTTCAGCAACCTTAACCTGAGCTGTTCCAAACCCCATCTCTGAAATTTTTCTTGTCAAAATAGAACGACCAGCTTCAACAACCCTATTACCATGTATAAACCTAGCTATACCATCTGGTTTCCCAAGAGTTTCAGCAAATGAACTCTCTTCTGTTGATGCTAGTTTAGGAAGTTGTACATCTTGTTTTATTGAATCTAGTTCTGTATATAGAATTGCATTCGGGTCGGCTGATATACTACCCTTTTCAGAAGCAACCTTAATAGCAGCCATTTCAACATCATTTACTATGTCTTGACTACCGTTTTTTACCTGTTCGAGAACGGATAGCAACTTACCACCATCAACTGTAAATGATTTTCCTGCTGTTTTTGTAATATGTTCAATATAATCTTCAGCAACAATATCTTTAAATCCAGCTTGTGAGAAGAACATTGTAGGTAGAACAGCTTTTCCTTCAATAAGCTCAACTGGTATAATTACATTAGATATACCTTTTGGTGTTTCATGAGTGGCTTGACAAACCAAAATATCATTACGACCAGCAAATGTTTTCACTTCTTTAGGCTCTATTCCAATTGTAAGTAACTGTGCGTAAACAGCTCTATGCGCTTTTTGCGCATCTGCTTGTGAATAAAGAGTATCGGTTGGGTTTTTATCTAAAGCACCAGACAAAGCATTAGATAAAACAGGATCAGCTAAACGTTGATAATCAAAGTCTAAACTTTTACCTTCACTAGGATCTCTTGAAAAAGTTTTTGGAGCTGAATATGTTGTTCCAATTTCATCAGCAAAAACATTAGCTAATTTAGAATGTGAAGCGTTAAAACGATTAATAATTCCGCGAAATTCATCACGACTAATATAATCCTGTGTAGACGCCATTTTAGTTAATACTTGAGCAGTAGTTACTATTTGAATATCATTAGGTTTTTCATTGGCATTTCTTCGCGCTTTAGCCGCAATAACTGGAAGCGAAAATTTTTCTGAAGATTCGACTGCACCAGCTACTTTTGTTATCAAAGATGTTAATTCTTGAAAATTCATATCATTCCTATTATACATTGTTTAATGCGGTTAAAGCCTCAATAACCTCTTGTTTTGCAATTCCTTGTTGCTTACATTTTTGTAAAACCTCATTGGCTAAGGCCTCTGCCTTATTAGCAACATCAGTTGGTCTAACCATTGTATCGATTGCTCCTTGGGTTGAGTCTGGAATATTAGGAAATTGCTGGGCTATTTTTGTTAATTCTGGAAACCTTTTAGCAATTGCAACCCTAGAACAAGCTGGAATTTTACCAAATAAATCTTTTTGAAGATCTGGATCATTAGCTAACTTATTAGGAAGCCATCTACGAACTATAGAGAACTCTTCAACTGGAATACCTAAATCAGAAGATGAGAGGCTAACTAACGGTTCGCCTTTATAAAAAATATGCATTGCTTTCTTATCAGGAACCGCATCCCAATCTGTTTTTGATTCAGTTGTCATCTGTCCATCATCACCATATAAAGCAACAATCACAGGACCATCAGCTGTTTCTTTTATTTTCCATAATTGATCTGTATCCTGATTATCCCTAAATCTAACCATGTCATAAGCAACTTTTTCAATTTTATGCTCAACATCAGCCAATC